TCAACTAATTAAAAATACAGGATAATTATCTAAATCACCACGAACATATCGTGCAAACAACATAGCTTGAGTGTACGGAAGTAAACCTATAGATATTTTCTCACCTAAATACGGATGAACAAAAGTTTCTTTCTTACGATTTTGCCATGCTGTCAAGATTATTTTACGACCATTATCAGTCATTACAACTCCTTCTTCCCCATGTCGGATAAAATCCTTTATACTCAATTGTTTTCTATTAATTAGAGATAGAACCAAACGATCTCCTAAATACGCTCTCAATTCTTCCATCATATCAAGTGCTAAAGATGCTCTTCCTGGACGTAAAGTATGAAAAAATCCTATATATGGATCAAGTCCTACTGTCTCTAATGCCGATATCATATCAGAAGCAATTAATGTATATACAAATGATAACATGGCATTGACAGCATCTTTAGGAGGTCTCCTATTTCTTCCTGTAAATACAAAATCATGCTTCTGATGAAGTATCAATTGTGGAAATACTTCAAAATAACGATTGGCAGCATCTCCTTCTACTCCTCGTAAATAATCCATATCAGAAGAATTAAAGGCTTTTTGTTTGCAATACTTCAACTGCATTACTGCTTCTTTAACTGCATCATTGTCTCCATTATCTCGAATAAAGCGAGAAAGGATATTCCGATAATTCTGTATTTTCCCCGCAACAAACAGTTTACTTACCTCCAAAGCAAATTGTCCATTTTTTGCACAGTCCCACTGCTTTGTTCGCAACAAAACATTACCTTTTACCGGACCCTGGAAACGACCAATGAATTTTCCCTGAGGAGATAAAAAACTCATATAATCCCCAAATTGAAAAGTACAAAATCCCAAATTGAAAAGTACAAACATTACCCTTTAATTTCTTTCAAAGCTTGTCTTAACTCTTGCACTTCGGCGTAGAGGACAGCTACCAGCCCGTTGTAGTTAAGACTCAACATCCCATCTTCATCCTCCCTAACCAACTCCGGATATACCTCACGCACCTCTTGTGCAATAAATCCTATCCCCTGCCTGCCATCTTTGATGTATGACACCGGACGCAACTCGCCTCTCGGCGATAGCTCTTCAATATCGCTCTTCACTCGTGCATCTGAATATGCCGTCACATCTCCCTTAGCTACCATGGAACCGTTGATTGTCATGTCGCCAGCGGGTGTCACCTTGAGACATGGTGCACCGTGTTCTATGCCCATATAATAGTAGTTGATGGTGTTAGCCGTTCCGAAAACTCCGAAACCTGCTAAGTTCTGCGTGTTGGCAGCGTTACGCCCTAAGAAACCACACACCCAGTCGCCTGTGGTAGGTGCTTGCAAACGAAAGGACCCATTATTTAAGACGCGCAACACTCTCCCGTTAGTGCCGGGCGCAAACTCCATATCTCCATTCACACCTGCCGTGCCATCAAACGACTGCCCCCATAGCGCACGTGGCGTCTGTAGCTTCGTCGCACTTGCCACGTTGTCCTCTTTATATGCCGCCTCATGTATAGGAACCTCGAGCCATGTCTTATCCTCCGTGAGAGGCGATGTCGATGTAGCCCCGTTGTTACCGTTGGTATGCGAATGTAGAGAGATTCTGGTTATGTGATCTTCGGGGGCGATCACTGAATAGGTATAGCTGTTATATTGGTTACCACGTAGGTCTATCCATAGCGTAGCATTACCTTGCGACCCGCTGTTGTAGATGATATATAGCTTAATATTCACCGAGTCATCTGTACCTCGCATGATACGCAGCGTAGCACCCCATGTCTTGTAGTAGTTACACGATATTGTCAAGACACCAAACCACCCATCATTATTGCTATTCCAGCCTCCTTTGCCATGAATGAGTATCGGCAGACGCCTCGGTTCGCTGTGTATCAGCGTCGCTATCTTCATGTACCTCCATGTGACGTTATCAGTATAGATAAACCCCGACTTAACCCTCGCATATCGCTGTGTCGCTGCTATCTTGCCGTTCGTTTCGCTTATCGTCGTCAACACCCTGTCGCCACCCCCCACGCTCGCTACATCAAGAGTATTAACGGCATTGGTGATAGCTGTATTACGGTTGGTCACCTCTGTAGAGATAGCACTGCTGATGGCATTATTGCGGTTGGTTACCTCTGTGGAGATAGCACTGCTGATAGCATTGTTGCGATCTGTCACCTCCTTAGCTATGGCGCTGTTGATAGCTGATGTGCGGTTGGCTGTCTCTGTAGCTATAGCCTTGTTGCGATTGGTCTCCTCGGTGGAGATGGCACTACTGATGGCTTTGTCTCTGTTGGTTACCTCAGTAGCTATGGCACTATTGATAGCATTGTTGCGGTTGGTCACCTCGGTGGAGATGGCACTATTGATAGCTGATGTGCGATTGGTTACCTCGGTGCTTATCTTGTTGTTGACATACGTCTCACTTGCCAGGCCTGCCACAAGTTGAGACACACCTATGGTGAGTTTCTCTCCATCTTTGAGCGTCAATATTAAAGCCTTATTCGTTGCGTCGTATGAACCCGATACCACCACCGTCTCGATGGGCAAGTCGACATATTCGGAGTAGTAGTCATTGTTATTGCCATCAATGATGTGAACTCTGAACTTATATAGTGCGCTATCGTAGTCAAGAGCTACAGATGTGATACCTGCACCTGATGATATATCACCAGCATCACGCATCGACTCTATCACTTGATGAATGAGATCTTCCACCGTTGTCACCTCTGACTCTTCTGTGCCATATGCCACCATGTCGGCACTCGACACTACCGACTTATCCACATGCAGACGACCCTGAGAGACAGAGAGTGTCACCGCCTCACCATCATCAGAGACAAGCGTCAGACGTCGCATCACCTTAGCGGGAAGATCTGCCTTAGCTGACACCTCCTGTGTTGCTTCGTCGGTCTCCTTGTGCCACAATGTATCACCACTCACGGACATCGTTGTTGGAACTGTCATCGTTGTAGTGGCTGTGTTCTGAAGTTTTTTAGAGCGTTTTTTGGCCGGAATACGACTCTCTTTAGCTATATATGTCTTCTTCATGTTATAGATGTTTTGCGTTATTCTGTAGTGTATTCGTCGGGTGTCACCTCTACAAGTGTCATCTCTACCTCTTCGGTGTGCATGTTCCACACCTCGCTCATCGGCAGAAGCACGACATCTCTAAGCGTGTTGTCTTTGTATGTGATAGACGAGCGGTCATCTATCTCCACGTGCAGTATTCCTGACAGTGTGACGTGACGTGTGGCGTATTGTGAATGGAGCGTGCCGATGAGTAGCTGTTCGACACTGTCGGTGCGCTGAGCACGTGTGAGGTGTGCTATGGGTGTGCCGTCGGTGTTGAGATATAACCCTCGTGCCGTAGGCATTGACTGTGACGACGTACCGCATATCGTGTCTATCTCTATAGGATCACGAGCGTGTGCGTCGAGCGTTCCGCTATATACTATGTCCTCAGATGGTGGTTCGTACATCGTTGCTCCTCTGCGGAGGATGTCGATAGTAGGCCACCTGACAAGCCACCATCGTGCATACTGAAGCAGTTCCGAAGCACGGTCGTTGTTCTTATTGTTGAAGTCGTATATTGAAACATTTCGGTATATCACCACCTCCAACCAACCGCTCACTGGTGGTAGTGGGATATACTGTCCGTCGTCCATATTAGCAAACGACTCATAGAGATCTCGTGTCGTCTGTCCTATATACTGACGATTAGCGCAGAAGCCCTGTGTGCCACTTTTCTCAGCTCTATCGTCTGTGTCGTACCATGAGAGCCACGCCGAACCCACCACGGCTGACCCTTGCACCCATCGACCCTGAGTATACACAAACGAAGGGCGCACGTCATTGTCCGCCATGAGCGTGTAGTTGTCGTAGTAATAGAGTGCCTCTCCGCCATTCTCACTGCTGTAGAGAGTGGCTGTAAAAGGTAGCATCACGTAGCCCGCACGGCAGTTGTAATATTCGTTGCGTGTGCCGTCGTTGTCGCTGTTCGACTCCTCGAATGGGTTATATCTGCCGTCTATCATCATCTCCATCTGCAGACGTATGAAGTCGAGAGTAGACGTCTGACTCTGCCCCGACACATATACACGCTTCATCTTCATGAGAGGTTCATAGTCGGTTGTGTATGCCGTTGACAGTGAGAGACCAGTGAGGTAAGGCAAAGAGTCGCCCTCTATTGTGTTATGCTTGTTCTTGCAGACTATCAGTGCCAACCCTTGACTATCTTCGCCCGATGAATGCGAGACGATGCGATAGTTGCGCGCATGAGAATCGACCTGCACTACACATGATGGCAGAACGATAGGAGACTTATAGTGAAAGGTAAAACCTAAGCGATAATAGTCAAAGTCGTCACCTCCTGCGTTGCTATAGTCGATGTAGAAGGTGCGAAATTGCGAACCTCCAACAGCTCCCGACGACTCCGATGTAGTGATATTTATCTGGTCGGGATCTACGTCGAATGGTTGAAACTCTTCATCCTCGGGAACTATCACATTGTCGGCGTATGGTGAGAATGTGATGACAGCCGAATTGGCCACACTGTCAACACCGAGCATCTGGTCTTCGCCTCTCCACTCTATGACATTGTGCTCTGTCTGCGTAGCCATTGCATGCAAGTCATAGAGCATTACACCGCCGTTCCACTGTCGTATCTTAAGCCCGAGAGGGAGCAGAACACCCTCCAATACCTCATATAGCGACATTGTATCGCCTGCCTCGTCGGTGAAGTTGTCAGAACGCACGCACACCTTGTCGAGTGTCAGCGCTTCGCCCGTTGTCAGTGCGGTACTTATCAGCGTCGATATAGGCAACACCTCGATGCCTGCGCTTGAGAGAGCATGGTCAACGATAGCCTGTAGCGACACTACACCTGTCAGCTCATACTGCATGCGGTCAAGTATGCCGAAGTCGGAAAACGACAGCGACACCTCATAGTTTTCATTGGTGCTAAATGGCTCTTCGTAGAACTCTGTATCAAGAGAGCCTATCCACCACAGAGTGTCACCCTTGAACACTCGCAGATATATACTACCTGGAACGGTGGTGTATAGTCCGATATATGTCCTGTCGCCCGGTGAGAGTATGCGCAATGTAGCCATGGAACCCAATATCGTCTCCTGCTTGCTCATGTCGCTCCATTCTATCACCAGTGGTTCCTCAGCCGGGAAACGCAAGTCATACACTGTGCTATTTCCGTCGTCTATCTCCACCGTGATGAGTGAACCTTGTGTTGTTGGTATTATTCCTCTGTACATATCTTTTCTTGCTTGTAGGTATAGTGTAGGTAGCTTGTAGCTATACAAAATCGTTAAGGTACGCGGTGCGCATGTGGTGCGCAGATGGTGCGCACTGACTGCGCAGTTGGTGCGCACGGGTGCGTCTATCGTCTGCCTCTTGAGTTGACCTCCCTCTCCATGACGCCAACTAATCGGCGACCCTTGATAGAGAACTCCACCTTGCCTCCTCCCTCTGTCGTGCCTCCTATCAATGAACGCAAGCGGTCAAGAGGAGCAACAACCTCGGGGTTGTGGCTTGCTCCGGCATACTCACCGAAGAGACCCAACGTAGGTCCGTAAGCTATACCACCGTCGGCAAACTTAGGGAGACGAGCAAACTGAGCGAGAACAGCCGTCACGCCTGCCGCTATGGCAATGATATTGAATGGGGGAGGGAGTGAAGCACCCGAAGCTGTGGCACCTGCCATGCCCTCGGCTTGTTTGGCTGTTATGAGGGTGAGTATCTGTGGTAACACCTGAGCTATGGCGGCTATCGTCTGACTTGCCCACTGTAGCATAGCACCCCCTGCACCGCCTATGGCATCACCCATGACACCAAACGACTGACCCAAAGAGCCAACAAGGCCTGCGCTGTCCTGTTGCGTCTGATTGAAACGTCCCTGTGCCTTCTCCATCTCCTTGAAACGCTTAGATGCTATCTTAGCACCTTTGTCGAGGGGCGAAGTATCAAACTTCATCGTAGGCATCTGAACACCACCGAGCATATCCCGAACACGAGCTGTCGGTGCCTCTCCAGCATTGTCGACAATGAATTGCAGTTTACTCTTCTTGTCTTCCAACTTCGCAAGTTTCTCTCCTAAGAGGCGCAGTTGTGTATCGTCAACCGTCACCTCTATGCGTGCTTTGAGTTCTTGCATCTCCTTGTCGAGGGCTGATATCGAACCCTTAGGTGCGCCTCCTTGCGCTCCATCAGCGGAGAGGGTGAGTCCTGAAAGCTTCTTTTTTGCCTGAATGTTGCCCTCTATGGCTGATGTCTGAGCTTCTATGGCACCTGTTGTCTTGTTTACCTCTTCTGCGGGTCCTTCATCGTCCCACCCAAAGAACTCCTTCAGCCATTGCCATGCCGTCTTAATAGCACCCGTGACGGTATTAAACGCCTCCACAAGATGACCCCACACGAGTTGTGCGAGCTTCTTTATCTGCGCCCATAGTGCGTCGCATATATCGCGGAATGTCTCGCAGTTGTTGTATGCTGCTATGACACCTGCCACGAGGGCACCGATGGCAGCCACGACAAGTCCTATAGGATTGGCGGTGAGTATGAGATTGAGACCCTTCTGTACTGCCGACCATGTCGCTGTAGCAGCGGTGACAGCTTTAGAAGCAACCGTCTGAGCGACTACCGCCGCCGTATGTCGTATATATCCAGCTGTGCTGACAGCGAGGTTTTTTGTTGTGGTAGCTAACAGCACGGCGTTAGTTCGTATGAATGGTATTGCCGTCCTTATACCGTCCACTAAGCCTGTCATTGCCACGGAGAACTCGCCAACACCCATCGCCGCATTGAACATTGGTGCTATGGCGCTCGCTGTACTTGATACCCAGTCCGTCATTATAGCGGTACAGTTTTCAAACGTTATGCGCTGAGCCTCTCCTGTGGCTGCCATCTGAGCGAACGCCTCATCCATGGTGCCTGCCGAGGCTTGCATGGCTGATACGTTCTCCTGATACTTGGCCGATAGTTCGCCTTGCAGAGGTATGAGCGCTTTGAGGGCTTCGGCGCTTCCGAACAGTCTGCCATAGACCTCTTGTTCCAGCACACCTGACGTCTTCGAGTATTGCGACACAGCGACGTCAAGTTGCTGCAAAAACGACTGCATACCGCCACACGCTTGTATGGTGGCGGCGTCAAAGCGAATGCCCATCTCTTGCGCCATCTTAGCCGCCTCTGACGACGGCTTGACCATGGCGTTAAAGATGGCGTTAAGTTGTGTTGCAACCTCTGATGTATTACCCGACACACCTGTCAGCGTAGAGAACGACGCCATCAGTTCGTCTATCGACACACCGAGAGTAGCAGCATTGCCCGCTACCGACGGCAACGCCTGTGCGAGTTGCTCAAATGAGGTGACGCCGTTCTTAGCGGTGAGCTGTATCTTGTCCTGTATGTCGGCGGCCGATGAAGCGTCAAGGCCGTAGTTCTTCCATATTGTAGCCGACACTTTTACCACTTCGCCCAGATCGGCAATGCCACCCACCGATGAGCGTGCCGATGTCTCCAATAGCTTGAGTGCCTCTACGGGGTCTGTCACGCCGTTGCTTATGGCTTGATATAATCCGTCGGCAAGCTCGGCGCGTGTCTTTGGTATCTCTTTTGAGAGGTCCGATATGGATTCTCTCATCTGTGCAAAACCATCTTCACCAAGTCCCATCATGGTGTTAGCCGAGCGCATAGCAGTGTCGAATGTGTTGTACGATGACGCCAGTTCTTTAATCTGTCCGTTAACCTTGTTTATCAGATTAGACGTCGCCTCTATACCCATTGCAACCTTGCCAAACGACGCCCAAAAACCTGTCGTTGTCTTTACGCTGTCTCCTACCGCCTTGACGGCCCTATTGAGCTCTTCCACCGACATAGTAGCCGAGGTGACTCCCTTTGCGTCGGTCTGAAGCTTTATCCTGAATGTAACATCCTTTGTCATTGTTCGTAAAAATTATAAAACAAAAATAGTTACGTTATGATATTTAAAATAGTGTGCTTTCTGTTAGAAGTTGCCGTCGTTGTGGGCATGTTTATTCTCGTTACGGGAATGGCTCTCTGTCTCTTTGGTTTCCCTTCTGAATTAAAGAAAAAAGAAGAGGACAACGAGAAAGACGAAGAGGAGGACGAAGAGGGGGACGAAGAGAAATATGAGCGGTCTGCCACATGTCACTAACCTCTACGCCATCCGCTGAGCATTATCACCACCGAAGCGGTGACATTTGCCACGGCTGTGCATATCCCCACCGCCGCTGTGGGATGCGTCATGAGCACCACCACACCCAACACCGTTAATCCCATGGCGCAGAGCCATGCCGTCAATGCGTATTTTCTTTTCATTTTTTTGTTGTTAATTAGGTAAGACTGCAATATAACGTGCCGAGATAGAGGGAGTCTATCAGCGGATCTCCTTTGATGCTCGCCGACAAGGTCATGTCAAACGTCTGACTTGCACCTAAGTCATGCCATGTCGAACCGCTGCCGAATGATTCCGAAGTGAACCACACACCCCATATATCATCGTTAAGAATCTCCACTTCCGTAGACTGCGTTGCGCCAAATGTTGTGAGACTGCCCTTGCTTGAGGGGTAGTCATAGAGACGCATGCCCTCGCCCGTCATAGCGTATTCAGTGCCGTCGCTCTTGCGCAGTGTCAATGTGAAGTCTGCCGGCTGAACGATTACCATCTGCATGGTGTCCATCGACGTGCCTAAGCGGAACACTGCCACCAAACCGAAGCTGTCTCTATCCAACGACACTCTCGACGCTGCACTCGTATGTCCTTCACCCTCGTATGCTATCTGATAGCTACCGCTTATGGTACTTGTCGGCATCGAGCCAGCACTGCCAACTCTATATACCGCCGTATCATAACCTATGACGCTATCCAACGTCTTTAACACTTTGGTCACTCTCTGGTACATGGTATAACCCGCCTTAGGCAGACATGGCACGTAGTACATGTCGGTACGTATCACCGGTATCATGTAGTAGGTGTGCCCTTCGACCCATGCTGAAAAGTTGTCTATATACCATGTTATGGTGTTGACATTGGTAGGTATCGGCTCGTCGTAATAGGTCGCCACCGATCCGTCGGCATCCATCACAAGCAGACGAGCCGTCCAGTTGGCTGTAGAGCTACCTCCTAACGTTCTGCCAGCTACAGAGCCATACATCACAGATAGCGACATCACCGAAGTGTCGGTCACATTGTAGTGCACCGACACTTCGTGCACATTGGCTGACGATGTGTCGTGCGACGGATAAAAGCTAATCTCACGCGTCCGCTCGCTGAGAGGTATGAGAGAGTGATAGAATAGCGTTGCTTGATGGTTGTATCCTCTGAAGTCTCCCAAGAATGTCGGACATGAACTTAGCGAGTCGCGAGAGAGCCACGCTAAGCCTTGCGTACACCACGACACCAGACCGGCAAGCGAAGGCACCATCAGAGCACAGCCCCACCCATTATTGCGACGCAGTGTGTCAGTGGTGGGTGTGGTATTGTCGGCGTGATATATCGGCTTGTAACGTGCGTAGAGGTTGACTTTGGCACTTCGACACACCGTCGATACTCTATAGTCGTCCTCTCCTATGAGGTCAGCAACCTCCTTGACCGTTACTGGTGCTGTTACCTTGCCTGATGTTACTGTCATATATTAACTTCTTTAAGTGCTTGTTGGTATCTCTTCATTATCTCCTCTCGTGTGAGTTGTTGCGTCTCCTCTTGCGTCCTCTGCTGTTGCTCCTCCCATGGGAAACGCATGATGTCGGTAGGCTTGAGGCGTGACTTGCTGTGAGGCTGAAGCAGACACATACACGTCATGCGTGTGCGTTCCCACTCGGCGTGTTCCCGCTCCTGGGTGTACCTGCTATGCTGACGCACCACCTCTGCAAACTGCGAAGGGGTGAGCCGACAGAAGTCATCAAGACTCAATCCGACGCACCCCAAACCTATCGCCATGAGGACTTCGATGGTATCTCCGCCCTCCTCATCAGGATTTACTTTTTTTTAGTCGTCTCCATCTCGCTGAAGAACTCTGCCATGTCGTCAGGTTCAAGACCATCGGCGAATGTCTCCATGTCCATAGAGAACTCCACGCCATCAGCCTTACACGTCGACACGACACAGCAATAGAGAAACGTCAAGGCTCCTATTGTGTCGCCATCAACGAGTGTTGACACGTCGGCGCCTGTCATGTTCTTATAGCGCAACATTGCGCCCATCGTCACCCTGCATGGGTATTGTTTGCCTGCTATCTTCATGACGTTATGCTGTCTCCGTTAGACCTCGACCTACCTTAGTCACTGCGCCCGAGTTCTCAAGCGATATGCTATACTTAGCGTCGTCGCCTGCCTGGCCGTCAAGTTCCAACGAGGTGATGATAAAGTTACCCTTATAGCCACCTTCTGTCTTACCTGTGCGAGCGTCACCATCACGAAGTGAGTAATGAACCTCTATCGGTTCTCCTGCAAGCATGAGATCTTTGAGTTGGTCGTACGTCGGCATCGTCGTTGTGCCATCTACGAGGACACAACCATCAGCCGAGACGCTCTCCGAGAAACTCTTAACGAATTTCTCTTTCCATTTGCCTGACGCCGACTCCTTAGTAAGTCGTTCGCCTGTCTCTACCGATGTCGAGACCTTACAGCCTGTCGAGAAACCTAAGGCATTACCCCCTACGGAGAGTATGAGGTTTGTTCCATCTAATACGCTTTGTTCCATGTTATGTATTGTTAGTGTTGTTATTCCTTCTGTCGTGGCGAATGCTGATATATAGTGCCACTATTAGTATTACGAGCCATATAATAGTCGGTGCGTCCCATCCTTTGCGTGTTATAGACTTTGACGCCGTCTGTTCTGAGCGTCGGGATCGCCATCCTTGCTCCTCGAGTATCTTAATGCGATGTTGCAGACTGTCCACAGTAGCCATGGCAGAGAAATACGCCTTACGTCTCACCTTGCCGGCTGTGTCCTGGACATAGACATAGCGCACTTGTGTCTCTACGTCTACCTGTCGCCCTTGTGCGGTGGCAAGCTTCGAGAGTAGCACGTTGCCTACACTGTCGCACTCCCATAGTGCCTCAAGAGTAGCAGTGTCGGGTGTTGTGACAATGAGAGTGTCCACCCATCGACGCTCTACGAACATGGTATCCGTCTGCGTCTGCGTCACCACCTTAACCCTCTCCACTGTCCTGCATCCGCTCACGCACGGGGCAATGATCAGCATGAGGACACTCACGTATAGCATCAATGGCGCGCTGTAACTTGCGGACTTCCTTGCGTAGTGCATTGACTTCTTTCTTTAAGGGTTCAACAATATGTTCGGCTTGCATACGTATGATATGTTCGGCGTTGGCTATCTCTGCTGCTTCCGCCTCTTCGTCAGCCTTCTTGCGTGTAGCGCCGATGGTGAAGAGCGTGATCAGCGCCGACACACCGCCACCAGCAATGAACGTCAATATCGTCTCTATCATAATGCTTAAAAAAGGGAGGGTTGGGGCGTAAGCCTTACCCCTCCGCTGATTATCCAGATACTTTCTTCAACTCCTCATACACATGTGCGAAGCATGCGCCATAGGCTGTCTTGTATTTCTTCGACACCTTAGCCTTCTTCTGCCATTCGAGTTTCTGCTGTGCATCCTGTAGGATGTCACGAGCTTCAGCCTGCGCCTGAGTGAAGAGAGCACGCACCTTCTCCTGTTGCTCTGTCGGTGGCGCATCAGATTGCTCTGGCTTACGTACAAGGTAGGTCTCGCCATACACCCTGCGAAACGTGTAGTCAGAGTCTGACACACTGCCTGAGAGGCCTTCGGTAATGAGGTTCTTTACAACTTTTGCCATAGTGATAAGTGTTAAAGGTTAGAATTAAGTATCCGACGATCACGACCAGCTGTCGGATAGTTGCCAGCCGTAATATCTCTACTCACGTGTGACGTCGTAGCACGGGCATTGTTTCCGTGGGTCAAGGTCTCTATGGCCGACCACATGAGTGACCTTCGAGAACTGGCGTCGTAGGCGTGCCACTAACTCAGTAAGAGCTAACTTCTGCATAGGTGTGCGAGTGTCGGCGGGTTTGCCTCCTCTCTTACCTCCTACATAACAGATGCCTATCGATACACCATTATAGCCTCGTGCGTGAGCACCTTGATAGCGCAATGGTCGTCCTTCCCATATCTCACCGTTGAGACCTATGAGATAGTGATAACCTATACACGCCCATCCTCGCTGTCTGTGCCATGCGTCAACGTCTGCCACACTCGTATGTCGCCCCTCGGGGGTGTCGGTGCAGTGTATGACTATGTGTGTCACATTGTCAGCTTTAAGAGGTGCCATGTGTCAGTTCTTAGCGTTAGACTATGCTGTCTTGACAACAGCTACACCAGCCTTGTCGCTACGGATCACACCACCACCGGCACGCAGCTCCGCCGATATGACATCGCCGTACATCGTCGCTGATGCCTCATCTTCGAAGATGTCTATCGGACCTAAAGCACGTGAAGCACATGACTTCTGCCATGCTACAGCCGACACCTTACTTGACGCTGTGGTGTCTACCACGCTACGCTCATACACCGTAAAGCCGTAGAGCATACCCACCTTACCTGTTGCAGCGTCAGCCGTAGCCGTGAAAGCAAGAGCCTCCGCATCGGTGAGATCTGCCAAGAGTTCTACATAGGCGTCAGGGGTGAGCACTATACAGCGGTCAACCAATGGCACGTTAGCCTTGTCGAACTGCTTACGTATATCCTGGAGTGTTGTCTTTGAAAACTTCGCCGCCGTCACTGATGCAGTGGCTGTTGTTGCTATCTGCGTAAGGAGATAGCTATATACAGCGTCCTGAAGTGCCGAACGTGAAGCGCCTATGACGCTGTTGCGCTTGTCATAGCTTAGTTCATACTGCTCAGCGTTAGGTATGCGCACTGGATCGATACTGAACGCCTTGAGCGGATATGAGAGGTCGCTGTCTGTGCGTTCAGTGGCAGTAGCGGGAAATGTACTGCGACCTATCTTTACCGACGGTATAGCGCCAGCGTTAGGCACATGCACCACAGAACCATTGACGAATGCCGAATGATCGGTAAGCATGTTAGCGAAGGTGTTATCAGCGAAAAAACCTTCCATTATGGAGTCAATCCATATCTCACGAGTTATTGCCATGTGTTATATGTTTATCGGTTAAACTTTGCCTTAAAAAGTTGTTGGAAACGCTCTGGGTCGTTGTTGCGCAAGTCAAAGAGCGCACCCTGACGGTCAAGGGTGTCCCACTCTGCCGAGAGTGACGCTTTGTCTTCCTGTCCCGCTCCCTCTTGTATCTGCGCAATAGCTGACGCATGAGGTGTTGAGAGTGACGACAAAATCACATCGAGAGTGTCGGCGTCCTGCATGCCTATCTCTACAATATCTGCACGCCTCTCCGCCTGAATACTACCAGCAGATATAGCCTCGTCAACCCTGCGTTCTATGTCGGCTCTGCGTAGCGCTTCATACGCCACAAGGTCCTCCGTTGTCTGCGCCTCGTACGCCACAAGGAGCCTGACATTGTCTACTATCTCGCTATCAGCTACCGCTGTGTCGAGACTTAAGATCTCAATAAGTTGTTCTCTTAATGTCATATCATTGTTGTTATGGTTAGACTTGTTTGTCATGAGTGGTAAGATGTCACACTCTGCACCATGCGCAAGTGTCAACACCTTGCCATCGTGCGTGAGGCGCAAGGCGTCATCATTAGCACCTACATCGACCACTGACACCTCGAAGAGCTTACTGCGAGTGATTGTTGGTCGTGTCTGTCCTGGCATTACCACATCCGCCTCTGACGACACCTCTATCACCTCTACGCCTACTGACACCATGCGGAGAGACCCCGCATCCCACTGCGCCTTAGCTGTCTTACTGCGCTCCGATACTTCATCGAAGACCACCTCTGCCGTAATACCGTCGGCGTCCTTCTGTATGTCCTCAAGACGTCCGATGACGTTGCCCCTCTCGTGCATCCACAGTAGCACGGGGTTGCGCATGTACTGCTCTATGTCAATGCCCTCGGTAAGTATGCGAGAGCCGTAGCTGTTGATAGCGTTGCTTGTAAGTCTTACTCTACTCATATTGTCATGTGTTAGTTGTCCCATTCGGACAATGCAAACATACAGCCTCACATAGTATCAACCAAAAAACACTGCAACGGTTGCACAATAGTCTGCAACGGTTGCAGTGTTAATTGGCTACACGACTATATATAGCCACCTTTGCAACAATCGGTGCGCACTCTCTGCGCACTGACTGCGCACCAGTTGCGCACCAGGTGCGCACCATTAACAATCTTATAACAACAACACACATCATCATGAGCAAAGAAACAGAAACTAAAAAAGCCCTCGCACGCTCTCTCTTTATGGCGGGTATGGAACAAAAGGAGATAGCCGACAAGGTAGGTGTGTCGGCTCAAGCCATCTCTCGGTGGGTAAACAAAGAGGGGTGGAAAGAGGCCCGTGCTGCCAAGAACATAACACGTCCCGAACTCGTCAACAAGATGCTCGCTACCATTGACCGCATGCTCGACGAACTCACCGCCAGTGAGGACCCGCTTGCCATAGGTAGTGCGGCTGACAAACTATCGAAGCTGTCGACAACAATAGAGCGCTTAGATAAGAAGGCATCAGTCGTTGACGCTATCGACGTCTTCATCTCCTTTGGCAAGTGGCTTGAATACCGCTCTCAAACAGACGCTGAGATAACTGTTGACTTCCTCAAGAAGCTCAATAAGTACCAAGACATGTACATAGGCGAACAGATAACACGCTAAGTCTATGAGTATCGCCGAAGAGAAGAGAGCCCGTGAGGAGTGGCGCGCACACTGTGAGGAGATACAGAACCTTACCGAAGTGGCACGCCCCACAGAGACTTCATCAGAGAAGAGCCGACGCATACAACGTCTAAGACGTAACTATGCGGAGTTCTGTGAGTATTATTTTCCGCATTATCTCACCCTGAGAGACAAGGTAACGGGCGAAGTCGTTAAAGTCGTAAAAAACGCCCCTTTTCACAATGGGGCCGCCAAGAAGATTAAGGAGACACCCAACCTCAAAGCGGTGTTCATGTGGCCACGTGGACACGCTAAGAGTACCCATTGCGATGTGTTTATTCCTCTGTGGCTAATGTTTCAGAAGACACGTCTTATCAACGTCATGGTGGTAGTCGGCAAGAGCGAAGAGTCAGCATGTGGTCTGCTTTCCGATATTCAGGCAGAACTGGAGTTCAACCGACGTATCATCGCCGACTTCGGCGAGCAGAAGAGCGTCGGAGACTGGGAGGAGGGTGAGTTCGTCACACGTGATGGTGTGGCTTTCTTTGCCCGTGGTCGTGGTCAGTCTCCTCGTGGCTTGCGCTACAAGAACAACCGCCCCGACTACATCGTCATCGATGACCTCGACGACGACGAACTGTGTCGCAATGAGAAACGTGTGCACGACTTGACTGACTGGGTCAAGGAGGCTCTCTTTGGAGCCTTAGACGTGGGTAGAGGTCGTTTTGTGATGGTCGGCAACCTCATATCCAAGACATCTGTCCTCGCCAATATCGCTGCCACCGACGGCGTGCATGTCAGTCGCATCAACGCCGTAGGTCCTGACGGCTCACCTGTATGGGCTGACAAATGGACCAAAGAGGAGGCTGAAGAGGCTATGCGTTTCATGGGTTACCGCTCATGGCAGAAGGAGATGATGCACAACCCCATCAAGGACGGCACCATATTCCGCCACGACTGGATACGCTACAAGAAGATGCCACCTCTGCATAAGTACGACGACTTAGTATGCTATACCGACCCATCTTTCAAAGGGACCACAGCCAACGACTACAAAGCTTCACGCCTATGGGGTAAGATAGGCAAAGAACTGCACCTCATAGACTGCTACGTGCGCCAGGATAGTGTCTCGGGTATGGTAAGATGGCTCTACAACCTCTACGAGTCACTGCCCGAAGGCGTGGCGGTGCGTTTCTATATGGAGGCAAACTTCCTCCAGGATATAATACTCGACGAGTTCACCGAGGAGGGCGTGCGCTGTGGGTATCAGTTGCCTATCACGGGCGACAAACGTAAGAAACCCGACAAACTGCAACGCATAGAGGCAATATCGCCACTGTGGGAGCGTGGCCTCGTCTTCTACAACGAAGCACTCAAGAACACACCCGACATGCAGACGGGCATAGACCAGACACTGTCCCTCGAGAGGGGTTCACGTGTACATGATGATGCACCCGACGCCGACGAGGGTGCGATATGGCTCCTGCAACGCTCCTCACGTCACAGCACCGGGCGTATCTCCACGGGTACTCGACGCTCACCCCGCAACACATGGTAATAACACTAATACATCACCGCTATGTTTATCACAGACCAAGACTACAGAGTCGTCATAGGAGCTAAGGCCCTTGACGCACTGTCACAAGTAGAGAGCGACATACGTCGCGAAGCTGAACAGATAGCTATCAACGAAGCATCGGGTTATCTGTGGCCCACGTACGACACCGATGCCATATTCTCTCTCGAAGGCTCCGACCGTCCGCCACGCTTAGTGAGTGTCATTGTTGACATTGCTCTCTATCACATGTCCGCCTCTCTCCCTGCACGTATGGGAACAGAGGTGAGAGACGAACGCTATCACAGAGCTATCAAGTGGCTTGAAGATGTCAGCCGTGGCACCGTATCGGTCAACTTGCCCCTGTGCACCGACACCGACGGCGAACACTCTCGCAATACCTATCACAGCGATGCACCAACGTCATATAACTGGTAATAAAACTCACATCATCATGAATCTATTAAGCCTTTTCTCCAAAAAACAAGAACCTTCAAAGGTCACACGACGAATGAAGAAGGTAGCCATCGAACTAATGCGACAGTCAGAGAGCATGAGCCGTCAAGGACTTGCCGACTGGCGTTCCGCATGGCAACAAGCTATTAATGTCATCAACCCCGACCGCCGTCGCTTATATCAGATATACAGAGACGCCTCTATAGACCTACACCTCTCAGGTTGTATAGGTCAGCGCACTGGTGCTGCTCTCTCTCGCTCCTTCAAACTCGTAGATAAGAAGGGCAAGACAGCCGACGAGGCTACCGAACTGCTCAATAGTGCATGGTTTAAAGAGTTTCTGCGTCTTGCTCTTGAATCGGTATTCTGGGGTTATTCGCTCATCGAACTGGGCGAACTCACCACCCTTGCCGACGGACGCCCGGCATACTCATCTGCACGCATAGTGCCTCGCTCTCATGTCCTGCCACATGTGCGCAAGATAGCCCGTTCAGAAGGTGACACCGACGGCATCGACTACACTCTGCCTCCATACTCGCCATGGATAGTAGAGGTGGGTTCGCCTGGCGATCTCGGACTACTTCTCAAAGCTGCCACACAGACGATACCTAAGAAGCAAGCCCTTGCTTGTTGGGATGCCTTCGCCGAGATGTTCGGTATGCCTATGCGAGTGGCTAAGACATCAACACGCTCCGACGATGAGACACGCCGTCTCGAGGAGGCTATGGAGACCTTCGGTGCTAAGGCATGGGCGGTGGTGACGGATGGCACAGAGATCGAATTCGTCGAGTCATCACGCACAGATGCATACAACGTCTATGACCGCCGTGCAGAGAGAGCCGACAAGGAACTATCTAAGCTTATCATCGGACAGACGATGACCATAGAGGACGGCTCAAGCCTCTCACAGAGTGAAACACACCTCAAAGTCTTCCAGACGATAGTAGAGAGTGACTGCGACATACTACGTGATGTCATCAACACTCAGCTATTGCCACGCATGAAGGCACACGGCTTCAACGTCGAGGGACTCTCGTTTGAATGGGACTATGCTATTGACTACACGCCCGAACAGCAGATAGCCTACGAGACAATGATTGCCGACCGCTATGAGGTTGATCCTGTCTATTTTGCCGAGAAATACGGCATGCCCGTAGGAGAGAGAAGAGGAACCTTGTCGCCCATCAGCGAACAACACTCGAAACTCGGCACGCCTTTTTTCGACTAAGCCCCGACGATTACAAGGGGCTTCACGAGAGATACACAAAGCTTATAGCATCAGCAGATTTAACTTTCTCTAAGGACAACAGCGAAGAGGTGGAGAAGATATACACTCGTCTCACTAAGAAGTTCAAAGGTATGATGTCGGCGCTCTTCACCGAGAAAGGTGCACACATGAGGGTCTCTATTCTCACCGATGAGAGGGTGCAAGACTTCATCAATACTCACGCTGACGCTCTCAATAGAGGCATGGCACGTGTAGAGATGTCCGATGGTATGCGTCAGCGCCTGCAGCGTTCCAACTGGGTCTTCTCAGGCATGAAGACCTTTCACGAACTGAACGAAGCTTTTCCATCGCTCATCGATGAGAGGGGCGAGCGTAAGACGTTCGACCGCTTCTATGATGATGTGCGAAAGATACACGAGACATACAACCGCAACTATCTGCGTGCGGAGTATAACTTTATCACTCAGTCAGCCGAGATGGCGAGCCGTTGGGAGAGGTTCTCAGAGGACGGCGACCGATATTACCTGCAATATCGAACGGCGGGTGATGACCGAGTACGCCCAGAACACGCCGCCATGGAGGGTATAACACTGCCTATCGATGACCCCTTCTGGGAGGCATATTTTCCGCCGAATTCGTGGAATTGTAGGTGTGTCGCCGTTCAGGTGCGCAAGAGCAAGACACCCGCAACGCCCTCAGATGAAGCCATGGCATTAGGCGAGATGGCAATGCAGAAGGACACAAAAGGCATGTTTCGCTTCAACCCTGGCAAGGAGCGCAAGAGCGTGCCCGACTACAACCCCTACACCATAAGCAAGTGCAAGACGTGCAACAAAGGAAAGCTCTTTTTGGAGGGCTTCATACCGCCATCACAACTGTGTCAGGCTTGTGAGATAGTACAGCAGTGTGCCGGAGACAGAACTAAGTCACAGACAGCGATTGAACGCACACACTACATGCACGAGATGAAACCGCTATTAAGTCGTAGTGTGGAGAAAACCATCGAAGGAAGACGCTTGAGTGTGGGATTTACTAAAAGAGGCAACAAACACCTCTTCTCTGACACATTCGACAGAACACGCATTGTGAGAAAAGAAGATTTGAAAGATTTGGCCACCTATCTGGAGAATGCGGAGTATATTGGAGACTCAGCATTGACACACCCAAGAGCAGATTATATACAACACTTCTATTATTTCAAAGTTCAAGTGAATGGCAGATGGGTAAGGCTGAATGTGGCAAAAAAAGGCACGAACAAGAAGAAACGAGCAAGTACAAGTTCAGTACTTCCTTTATTCAATAAATGACATAGTATAAAAAGCAAAAGCACCAAAGGCGGCGGTTAGGTCTCAAGCGCCAGGTTGCCATTCCTTCAATGCTTTCACTGCAAACCTACACACTATTTTTTAATCCACCAAACAAAAACACAAGAAAATGGCAAAATCAAAATCATACGACGAGTTTGTCGAGAAGTTTAAACCGAAACTAACTACTGACGACTGCTACACTCCGCCTATAGTTTATGAGGCTGTGCTGAAGTGGTGCAGAGAGCATATCGACATGGGCGACGCTGAAGTGGTGCGTCCGTTCTACCCGGGTGGCGACTATCAGAGGTTTGACTATCCTGAGGGGTGCATAGTGATAGACAATCCGCCTTTCTCTATCTTCGCAGAGATACGCCGATGGTATCAGGAGAGAGGCATCCGCTACTTTCTCTTCGCTCCTCACCTTACCCTCTTTGGCAGTAGAGCGGAGGATACTGCTATCATCGTTGATGTCCAGATAACATACGAGAATGGTGCTAAAGTCAACACAGCCTTTGTGACTAACTGCATGGGCGATGTGGGCGTCATGACAGCACCCGAACTGGCACGCTCTATTGCTCAAGCTGATGAGCACAGCAGAGCAGAGAAGCGCATCACGCTACCCCGATATACATACCCCAATAACGTGCTCACCGTGTCAGCCATTGCACCCCTTGCGCCTCATGTAAGCATCTCCATACCACGATCACGCTTAGCCTTCGTTCGTCGTCTTGACGCTCAGCGAGAGTATAAGAAGTCGATTTTCGGCGGAGGGTATCTCATACCTGATGAGGAGGCGCACATGATAGAGGAGGCACGGCGCAAGGCAGAGGAGGCACGTTCGATGAAGTGGAGGATATCGGAGCGTGAGAGGGAGATAATAGAGGGACTCAGATAGGTAAAGAGAGTGGGCATTTTCTTTACATGTCGACTGCCTTGTGTAAAGAAAAGAGGCATTTTCTTAACATGAACTAAACAGCTCACGACATATATGTCGGGAGCAAAAACAGCAGAGAGCCGGCATCCGCAATGGGTGTTGGCTCTCTGCTGTGTATAGTTATGTTCATATTTATGCACCATTTCTCGCCATGGCATAGCTGAAACAAGTTCCGCTCTGCTCATCTGGCTTATCGAAATGGTTGTCAATGTCACTCGTCTATCCGGCGCACGCCTCGTACTTCGTACACCTCAATGCTCTCCATTATATCCTCATGGTTGTGATTGGTGTGCGACTCCCGAAGTGCAAGAGAGGTGATGTTCTGCGCCTTGATGTCTCTTAGTGCACGCTGTATCTTCTCGGACAGATCCCACGCTCTAATGGTGTCGCTTTCTTCGCTCCAGTCTGTGACTACATGCAGACGTACACGACATAGACCCAAATAATACCTACCCGTGGTCAGAGACCATGTAACTGGCTCTAATTCGATGAAGACCGCCGGACGACTCCACGCCTCCTGCTCTATGTACTCTACATTCTTATTCCAGAGGTCAACATGTCCTATCTCCTCCATGCTTCGCAACGTCTCTGCTATTGCGCTGTATAGTTCGCTTCTCATGATTGTATATTGTTAGGTATTACACTGTCGTCTTTGTCAAAGAACTCCTTCAGGTTTTCCTCTATTATCTCCGTCACATACTTCTCCACTTCGGGAGAACAACCTAAGAACTGCCTGCGTGGTATTCTGATCGTCGCACCCACCTTCATGAGTGCCATGTGTTGCCAGAACTCTGCCTCTGCTGTTAGCTGTCGTGTGCGCTTATCACCACGTTTTTCGCCGTTTTTCTTGCGTCCGAAGCTACCGCTTGCCTCATAATACTTCGCCCAAAAGAAACGCTTCATACGCGCCGTTACTTTTATTTCACCGCCTTCGTTGTGCACGGCTGCATACTCTGCGTCGCTGAAGAAGGTGATGCTGTCACTGTCCGACTTACTGCCAATGCTACGGCGAAGGTTACCCGTGTCAACGAGTATAGCCCCGCCCGGACGCAAGGGCGAACAACGACGCTCCCACGCTTCAGAGAAGAACCCCTGACGAGTAAAATTCTTATCGAACTCATCTGAGAGTTCTATGCGTATATCACGCAATATATTGCCGACAATGCGGCGCATAGCATCAGATGTCATAGATATCGAATAGTGATAGTTGTTTGACTTGCTCCACCTCTGGCGATGGGTCACACGACGCCTTGAGGAGATTGTAAAAGGTGCGCTCAGATATGCCATATCGGGGGTAGATATAGCGAAGCCATATCGCACGGTTGCTCAGTCCGCTCTTGCAGTGCTCATCGTAGATCTCATTGACCTCCTTCACTCGCAATTGATAGCTTACTCCTCTTCGATGTTGTCTTCTCATTGTGTCGGCAATTTTTGCAAAGTTATATATTTTTTCGCACCCATAGAAAATCACACCCGTGCGCACCGACTGCGCACCGACTGCGCACTGGATGCGCACCAACTGCGCACCCAAAAAAAAGAGAGAGCCGGCATCCGCTATGGGTGTCGGCTCTCGGGCTATCTAATGATAGCGGAGGTTTTGCAGGCTCTCCGTGGGGGTAAGTTCTCAGGCTTCCCGTGAATAGCGAAGCTGAAGCAGTGTCAGTTCTCTGTTCTGTTCACTCTGCATAGACTTCTCTCTGTCGTGCAACTGTCGCAGTGTCTTGCGAAGGCGCATAAGCTCCGTGTTGAGACGTGTGTACTCACGTGATAGCTCCTGCTGTTTGTCTTCCGCAAGGTGTCGCTCACGACGTAGGGTGCGTCTTTGGTCCTCGTACTTGCGCACTATCTCACTGCGCAGTGTCTCATACTCTTCATGTGTCAT